CGCCTTCCTTGATTCCAAAAATGAAATCAACACCTTTCCCGCCTGCGTTATTACGACGCCGGAAACGGTCGTACTGCCCCGGATCACGCAGCCTTGCTGCATGCTCATTCGGATACGGCCGACCTTCCTCGACCTCAGGCCCTTCGTTCATCAGACGCTCTGGAATGATCCAGAACTTGCACACGCCCTCAGGCGCAATGTCGCCGCTCACGATTTCGCAAGCACGAGGACCGGCATAGAACGCGCAATTGGCGCAAACCATCCCGTCAGCCGCAAACGGGCTTTCGGCCATGTAATGCGAGCCATGCGGTCCAGCATCTTGGCCAAACTGGCCAAGCTCCTCCGCAATCTCCTCAAAAGCCTCATACAACTGCACCTGTGGCGCAGTCAAATCAGGCATCAACTCACGGTCAGAGTCCATACGAGCCACAAGTGCATCACTCCATGTTTTACCTGGATCGCCTCCCCAGGCTGCCCATGCCACTCTTCCAGGCGACGGATACCCTTCTTCGCCAGGGCTGAAGCCCTCAGCTTGCTTGTCCACTTCGTGACGCGCAAACCATGCACTCATCGTGCGAATAGTCTCGTCACTCAGTTCATCGCCGCTAAGAATCTGACCGGCACGCCGAGCGGCAACATCAGTGCCACCCTTGCGACCTTCCTCTTTCCAGGCGCGATAACGACGCGCCTCCTCTTTCATTCCATCGGTCGGCATCGCGCCCATTAGCCTTCCTCCTGCGGCAACGGTTGATCAGCCGGCAACATCGGCTGCTCAATAATGTCTCGATCCAATTCGACGCCCAAGCGCTCTGCAGCAGCCTGCTCACGCGCTATTTCAGCCAAATTGTCGTCAAAATCGCCGCCAAGCTTCGCAACAATTTGCGCCTTGGTCATGTAGCCAGCTTGCTCCATCTCTCGGTAAGCCTTCACTTCCTTCAACGGATCAACCCAATCCCAGCCGCGTGCCATCCAACGCGGTGTGTCATAACGCTCAGGGCGCGCCTCGAAATCATCAAATGGCAGCTCACCAGCAAGCACTGCAAGCGACAGCCACTCCCTGAACACCCGCATATGGAAGTGCTCAATCAAATATGACTGCACCACCTTCCAGTGCTCGCGATCCTCAAGCAGTGACAGCCGGCTGCTCGAATAATTTGTATCGCTAAAATCGCGACTTAGCGTCTCATACGAGCAACCAAAACCACTTGCGAATCGACGTATTTTATTCTTAACAAACATCTCAAATTGCTGATCAGGCGAGTCGATATTTGGCACCGTGACGTTCTCACCCGGCATCAAGTACTTGAACATGCCCGGCTCAAACTCGCTGATCCGACGCTCGTTCTCAACGTCATCAGCAGTAAGCTCACCCTCCTGATTAGTAATGAATCCCATAATCGATGCGCCGGCACGCGCACGGATCACAGCAGCTTCTTCGTAGCCCTGAAGCTGATGCGCGTCCGACATCACAGGATGGAACCACGGCACGCCACGATGTTGCTGCGGCCGCTCAGGAATAAACAAATGGATGACATCTTCCGCCGGCAGGAAGACATGCTTTTCGTTTCGCTGCGGAGCATTCTGAAACCAGTAGTCACCTGGATGGCGCGTGAGGAAGGCGTACCGCACCGGGCGGCCCCATTCGTTAACTTCCACGCCCATCCGCCATTCGTTCCCTTGGGCGAGGGTTGGGCCTTGGTACTCCTCGTCCAAGTAATCAGCCTCAAGCATCTGGAGCGCCAGTGGCACTCGACTTCCCCCGAACGGCCGACGAACAATCCTGAACAGCGCTTCCCCTGACTCAGGCAAGGCTCCAATTGCCAGCCATTCCATCATGTGGAAGCTTTGGCGCCCAGCAACATCACAATGCTGAGCGCGGCACCAAGACGCCCACTTCTGCTCAATCAACGCATTGGTGCGCTCATCGCGGCGGCTACCACGCAGCAACGTCACCTGCGACTGCATCTTGATGCCGCTACCGACAACGTTGATCTGCGTTGTCCGCTTCGCCTGCTTGGCATACGGATTGTTCCGCACCATCTCGCGGCTGCGATCACGCAGCTTCCGCAAGCTGGTCCGAATCTCGGCATCAGCACTTGCCTGCGACGCCATCCAGTCGCTCGTTAGGCGGCTGATAATTGCGCCCGCATAATTCCGCCTGCGCACTGGCGGCAGCGCCTTGGGGATCGGCTGAAGGCCAATACGACGCAAAATGTTGGTGCGGATGCCCATCAGCCGTTACCGAAACGGATAAACAAATTGTTCGGGTCACCAAGACCCGATGCAATGATCTTCGCTTTATTCTCGCGAACCACAGTTGCCTTCAACTGCGATTCCAGTGCAAGCAAATCAGCCAAGTCATATCGCTTCAGACTTCGATTGCCAATCCGGTACTCCTGCGTCGCGCCGCCCGTCATCAACGAGCGAATAGCAGCCTGAACAGCGTCTAAATCCTTCTGCGCCTGCGTCCGCCCATCAAACGCCGCAGGAGATCCTGCATACGCCAGCGACGCCTGAACCTCAATCTGACCTCGGCTGTACTCGCTAACCGCGCCACCACTGATTGCGGTCAGCACAGCCTGGAAATACCATCCAGTGCTCGGGTTCATCCCAGCACTGGTCGCCGCAGGAATCGTCACCTGCCAGCCGCTGTCATACGCCGTGCCGGTCGCTGTAACGCCCTCGCCCGCCGTATTCAGTCGGAAATAATACGTAAGATTATGCGTCGCACTCGTTACAGAATTGCCAAAAATATCCGTGGTCGCAACGTCGGTCCACACCACGTCCACGCCGGCTGTTATGGACGGAGGAATCGCCATTCGACCTCTAACTTCAGGCTTCTTGGTACTTTAGCGCCGCAACTCACCACTGTTTCACAAAACTCCGCTTTGGTGTCGCTGCAGCAGCACGCACACGCTTCGGCCTATCCTCTCCGCGCCGCTCGAGCTGATCCCAAATCGTCCTTCGATCCATCTTCTGGTACAGCCGATGCAATGCCGCATACGCATAATTCATCTCGTCCAAAGCTTCATTGGGTGCTTGGCTTTTCTTCACCCACACGCGCTCGGGGTAACCATTCCTAAATCGCAAGATCTGCTTCTCGGCTGTCAATTCCTCGAAATAATCCGTTCCAATCGTGGGGAAGAAGTGCAAATATCCAGCCCCAGGATCGTTGTGCTTCAACCGGCCAAACAACAGCGATTTCACCGTGTCCACGCCCACCGGGAAGAGCTGTGCCCCCTTCTTTAACGCCTTTCCCTTGTAGTCCACATCAACCTTCGTCGCCTTGCCCAGCGGCGGTTTGCCCTTCTGCGACATACCCTTAATCGCAATCACACCCATCGCCGCACGCTCTCGGCTGTACTGATACACCTCTTGCGTGTGATGGCCGCCAGAGTCAATCGCGCAGCACAGCACCTTTATCTCCTCGTCCGCCTCGTTCACATAAGGCTTCTGCAAAATCTCGTCCAATTGCTTCCATACCTCTGGTCGCGACGGGCTTCCATAAATCTTCACCCGATCGATTAGCCAGCCTTCCTCCTCGCGGCCCCAGCCCCACACGCTCAACGACAACCGATCATCCTGCACGTCACAGCCAATCGTCAGGGCCAGCACCTCGGCAGGTGGTACGTACTGCTGATATTGCTCTTCCGCCGCACGCTCCAACAACGAATCCGCGCCCACCTTCGACGCATACTCGTCCTCCCACGTCTCGCCCAGCACCGTATTCACAAACGTCTTCAACTGCTCTGCGTCATTCTTCGCATCCAGAAATTCCTCCACCAAGTTCGGCCACGTCGCATTCGGGCTGTAGCTATACGCCGCCCAGATATGAAAGCCCACATGCTTCCCATTCCCTGGTGCTGTAGCGCGCCACTCGCCGCGCTCCACCATCCAACGCTTTTTAGAATGTGGAATTATTACGCCACATGACTCGCAGCAATACCCCGCTGTGCTCGGGTCGCCATCAGTCCATCGAATGTTCGGCCATTTCAGGTACTGCATATGCCCACAATCAGGACACGGGACGAAATAACGACGCTGATCCGTTTGCAGGAACATGCGCTCCACACGGCTGAAATCCTTCACTGTCGGCGTGCTGCCGGCAACAATCGAGCGGTTCCAGTAGTACTCAGTCCGTCGGATACCAAGCTTGATCTGATCACCTTCTGCACCCGCCGACGCCGGATAACCATCGATCTCGTCAAATAACACCACCCGCCGGCTCACACGCCTAAACCCGCGCGGGCTATTAGCGCCCACCAGGCTCAGCGTTCCACCGGGAAATTGCTTCTGCAAAATCGTGTTCGCCCCATCCTTCGCCTTCGATTCACTCACTAACCCTTTCAAACAAGGCGTATCGCGCAACATCGGCGCAATCTCTTCCTTCGAATACCCCTGCGCGTCCTCGATCGTCGGCTGCACCAGCATGATCGGACACGGATCCTGGTGAATATGAAACGCAATCGCGTGGTTCAGGATCTTCGAGTACCCAACACGCGCGCTCTTCATCACCGTCACCTGCTCAACCTTTGGATCTGTTATTGCATCCATAATTCCTTTTTGATACGGCAAAGTGTGCCATCTACCGCCTTCCGCGCTGCTTTCTGCGCTTAAAAACGCATAACGATCCGCCCACTCGCTCAATGTGAGCTTCTCTGGCGGCTTGAACGCCTGATATGCCGCACGCTCCAGCTTGAGCAGGTTGTCCTCAGTCATCAGTCACACTCTCCGACAGATCTTCCAGCGTTTCGCGAACAATATCTTCCAGCATTGACACCGCATCTGTATCCAGATCCGGGATTCTTTGCTTCGCTTTTGTGGGTATCCCTAAAATTTTTGTCTTTGCCAGCGTCACAATCTCGACCCATTTCAGCTCAACTTCTTCTGCTTTCACCAAAACGCCTTCTTTCTGCTTGCGGTCAAGCTCCAGCAGTTCAGCTTTCAGGTGCTCAGTCCGAGCCCTGGACTCGTCGTAGTCCGGGATCGATTCCTCGGTCTTGGCCATCCTCGGCCTGGCAGCCGGAAACGCTTTATCTCCCGCTGCGGGTTTTGGCCCGCGTCCAATCCTGCGCTGTGTGTTCTTTGCCCAATGCTCACGCATGGTCTCGCTGTTCACCAGCTCTCGACCATCCGCTGTTCGCACCACCGGCAGCCGTCCCGTCTTCACCGCTGCATAGACCGCTTCCGGTGTCACACCCAGCGCTCTTGCCGCTTCTGATCTCGTAATCAATGGCATAAAGAGATACTACACACAATGTTCAGTTAGCGTAAAGCAAAATCTTGTGATATAATGCCCGGCTTTTTCGAAAGCGGACGGGGTAGGGGGCGCATTGTTTGGCGAATAGAAGATACTTCGGCGAATTGTGCCTAGCCCTATGGAGCGATTCGAATTACCT